TTAAATGCAAAGTAGTTAGCTTTGTCAATAGTAAGGTTAAAGTCTTCGTCATCAAGGTCTTGTGGTGTAATAGTTGTACCACGAGCATACTCTTTGACAGTGATTTCAGGTTCTTTGATAATCTTAACAGTATCGCCCATGTTAGCAATCTCACCGAAATAATCACTATTTGTAATTTGTTCAGTAATTGATGCCTTGCGAAATGCAAGTTGCACCTGTTTGCTGTAAATAACAGGACTAAAGTTACCATTAGGTAGATTACCATAACCTGACGCTGTTGAAAATGCCATGTTACTTCTCCCTATGTTAAAGCATATTTTTACAGATGCAAACCTTTAATATTTTCTAGGGCTGATATTTATGTAGGTGCAAGTGTACAGCTTGGGCTACATTTTCTCAGGTATTCTGTCAAACTATTATGTTTGCGTTATATATAGTTATACTTATAACTATTCTTTTGTCAACTTAAATTATCTAGCAGAACCAGATACATCATAGATAAACTTACCACTACGGATAGCTTCCATTACTTTTTCTGCATTTTTCTCATATTGAGTAGCAGACATTTTTTGAACTTCTGATTCTTTAAGATAACTAGACGATTCATCAGCTTGAGGATTACTCCTTTTACTTTTTGTATTAATTGTTTTAGCAGCATCACTAGAACCTTTCTTTGATACCTTTTCGCTTTTTTCTCTATCTGATTTATAAAGGTCAATGGCTCTTGCTGCTGATTTTGCATCATTGTCATTCTCATAAAGTGCTTTTTGTACCCACGCAGGTTGTTCTTCAGCCCAATTATGAAAATCATCACTATCTCTAATTTCTGAATAGTCAGGATGTATTCTTATTAATTCAGCTTCTGCTTTTTCTTTTGTTGCATTTGTTTGCATTTCATCAATAGCTTTCATTCTATCCTCTAACTCTTTTGCTCTTTCGTTAGATTTTTTCATGGCTATTGTTTCAACGATTGCTGCAACATCTGGATATTCACTTGCCCATGCTTCTATATCTTCATCTGACTTAGGCAATTTCATTTCTTTTTTTGTTGCTTCAGATAGTTGACTTCTTAAAGTTTCTATTTCTTTTTTAAAATCTTCTGCTTGTTTTTGTTGGTGTCTGCGTAAGTCGGAGTAGCGTTTCTTAAAGGTTTTCTCCTCTGGACTCTCTTCAATATTGCTCTCTGTTTCGGAGTTATTGTCATCTTTTGCTTCTTTTTGTTCCTTTAATAATTTTTTTAACTCCTCTTCATCTTTTTTAATTTTTTCATCTCTAGAATAAGGTTTAGACATAAATGCAGCTTTTTTTATAGGTTCTACAGTACCTTCTACTTGTTGTGCTTGTTCAGCCATTTTATTTTCCTTTCGTTAGGGCTATCCGTAGCCTAATGGGGGGATAGGTAGCCAACTAATGCAAACTAATTTTTAAGAAAGAGTTTGCTACTTTCTATTCTTTTTAGTCACTTAATCCTAATACATCTTCATCATAAGCAGCACCATATCCTCTATCTTCTGTTCCTGATGCAACATTTGAAGAATAATCACTAAATGAATAGTCTGATTTTTGTTCCCCTTGTTCATCTTCATATGCTAACACTGAGGTTTTTCTGTTTGTTGCATTTAAATTTCTTTTATTTTCTATATAAGTATCTAGTTGTTTTTTCAATGCGTCATTTGATAAATCACCACTATCTGTAATGTCTTCTCCAAATTTAGATAATTCAGATATTAGATATTCTTTTTCTGCTTTTATTCTACTTCCTGTGTTTTTTGCACGTTGCATTGCATCTTGTGCTTTTTTACTTCTTATATCTGCTTGTTTTATACGTTTATCATTTGTTGCTAGTTTATTAAATTCTTCATTAATAATTTCTGCTTTATCTCCTCTAAAGTTATTTTCTTTTAATTCATTATATGCATCAGCAGTTATATTCATACTTACATTACCTCTAGTAATAGTAACGATTGTTTGTTTAGGTAAAGGTTTACCTGTTGCTAATGCTGCTGAAAATGAAGCAGTTGAACCTATAGAAGGTATACCAAGTAATCCTTTCTTTACCCCAGTTTTAAAAGATACTCCATATTGTTTAGAAGAATCTTTCTTTAAAAATCCGGGTCTTTCTGGGTCAAGTTCTCCACCAATAGATACTCTTCCTGCTCCTTCACCAAATCCATCATCAACTTTTTGTTCTCCTTCTTCCATTTGAGATTTTTCAGATTCTGATACTTTTGTTGTTTCAGGTTTAACTTCTTCTGTTTTTGTTGTTTCAGGTTTTACATAATCTTCTATTGGAATAAATCCTTCAGGTATTGGTTTTGTAGGATTATTGTTTATAAACATAATAGGTTCTTGCACACCTGTTTGTGGGTTAATATATGTTTTTAACTGACTTTGTTCTCCTTTTGCTGGTTGTAAAAAATCAGGAAAAGTTTGAGTTCCTGTCATAGAGGGCTGTTGTTGTAAAGGTGTTGGTGTTTGCATTAGTGGTGGTGGTGCTTGATATTGAGGTAAAGGAGTAGATTGAAAAGGTGTTACTCCTTGTGTTGTTTGTGCAGATGAAGGAGTAAAATAAACTCCATAATTAGAAGTTAAATTTGGCATTTGAGGAACACTACCACCTATTACAAATTTTTTAGGTTCTGTTGTATCTTCTTCAACTTCTAAATCATCAACATTAAATGGAACATCATCAGGTATTGTTGCTTCACTACTATTACCCATTTGACCCATTTCTTCCATACGTTTAAGTCCTGCTTTTGCTTCTTGTCTAATTTGCATAAGTTTTTCTAAACCTATAAAACGTACAACATCTGCTGGAAATACAAATTCACCTTCACTTAACATTGCTGGAATATCATCTCTTACTTCTGCTTGTGATGAACCTGCAGGTACTTCATTACCTGATACAGGGTCTTGTGTACCCCCATCTTGTTCAAGTCCACCTTCTTGAAATTTTTTATTACCACCTTCTTTTATAGCATCAAAAAAATTAGATAAAGGTGTTTCTTTTTTTTTATTAAAATGATGTTGTTTTAATAGTTTATATAGTTCAACAAAATTTCGTTTATCTTTATCTGATAAATTTTTAACTTCGCCAGACTCTAACATTTTTGTCATTTTATTAAATGTAAGTTTACGTTCTTTTCTTAAATCAGAAACACCTTTATCTAATTTTTTTGATGCTTCATCTTTTTTAATTTTTGTATTTTCAAACATCTCCATTTGTTCATTTAGTTCTGCCATTTGCAATATCCCTTATTTGTTTTAATCGTCTAAGTGTTGTAATAGCACCTTGCGACCTATGCATTAAAATAGCATTATCAGATTGTTCTAATGCTGCTTGTTGTTGTGATATTAAAATATCTATATATTTATTGAACGCTTCCCACTGTAGGGGGTTGTTGAGCATTGGTTTGAGTTTGTTCAACTCCTTGTTGCTGTTGTTGTCCGACATTACCACTAAATCCTTGTTCTCCCGGAATAGGAACTTGTCCTACACCTATATTTCCACCACCTGCTCCTGTTGGGTCTTGTACATTTGCACCTGCTGGTGTAGGAGGTTGTTGCCCTTCAGGAATAGGAGATTTAAACTCTTTCATTAATTCTGCTTGTAGTGCAGCTTCACTCATATTATTTGTAACTTTATCTGGGTCTAAATCCATAGACTTAGCTATTTCTCTAATAATATATTGAAACTTTGCAAAAGGTGCTAATGCTTGATTACTAGCAACTTGTAAGAATTGCATTAATCTTTGACTTCTTACTTCATTAGCCATTAAACTTTCTGTTCCTCTTGCTTTAACTTCTAAATCCCCTTTTATTTCAGGGTCAAAATCAAACTGCATATTAAACCTAAAAAATCCTTCTCCTAATGGTCTAAGTAAATAATCATCTACATTTTTAATTACAGTTTTAATGCTACCACTAGCAGCGTTCATTAGCATAGATATTCCACTAGCAGTTCTACCTACACCTTGTATTCCTGTTTGCCCATAGGAGTAAGATGGTAGTCCTGTACTTTCATCTGCTAATACTCTAGCTTTATCAAATAACATCATATTTTCACTAGATACATTTGGGAACTTTGTACCAAATATAGCTTGACCCGGAGCACCACCTTGTCTTCTAAATATTTTTCCGGGATATAATGATAAGTCTTGACCCGGCACTAGATTTGTTTCATCAACTTCTACTATTAGATTACCTGATAATACAGCATTATCTACTGCCATACGCATAAACCCATTCATTAATGTTTGTGTATCATCCATATTTTCTGCTATACCTACACCAAAAAATGAATATGGATTTAATTCATAAGGTGCTGATACATAAGGTATTCTAGCAGGTTTAAATGGATTAATAACCATTCTTAGTAATTTATTATTACATATCCAAACATTTGCTTGTAATTCAGCAAAAGTTTTTAACTCATCAGGTATTTCTATACCTTGTTCTTCTAATAAATTTGTATCTACTGTACCCCAATATTCAAGAACTTCAAATCTATCTATGCCATGTTCAGGTGCATAGTCAGACAAATCATCTTCCCAATATTTTTTGTTATAGTTTTCACCTAATTGTATAACTTCATCAATAACTTGTTCTCTAAAATAAGGTCGTTTTTTTAAATTACGTAATTGAGAACGTGACATTTTGTGTCGTTCTATTGCAAACTGTGCTTCATTCATATTATTAGAGTCAGGGTCTGGATAAAAATTCCAAACTGATACGTGTTCTACTTGTGGTATTGTTTTAAATATAGGGTCATACTCACCATCATCATTCCAATTTGGATATTCTTTATCTGTAGCAAAAGGTCCTTTCATTATACCTGTACCAAATAATGCCATTTCAAAAGCACTACTTCTTAAATTAGTATTTGCACCAGATTCTTCTAATTGGTCGTGGATTTTCTTTTGCATTTTTTTAGCTGCTACCATAGCAGGACTAAATCCTATTGCTGTTGGAGTTTTTGCTGGTCCTTCTTCTAATTTATCAGCAACGGGTTGTAATTTATTTTCAAACACTCCAAGTTTTTCTTGTAATGTTTTTTCTGTAGCACCTTTTGGAAATTCTTTATTATCCCCTGTAAATCCATAAGGACTTTCTAAATTATTATCTGCCATTAACTCTTGTGGTTTTTTTGGGTCAAAGTGAACATCAGCAACTACACCTTCTGGTAATTCTGTAGGTTCAATAGAAAGGGGAAATTTATTATTGGCAAACAATACATCAACAATTTGACCATACGCTGCAAGTGTTTTTGTTTTTGTAACTTTAATAAATACTCTTGATTTTTCTGCTTCAGTAAATTGAACGTCAGGACCATATAATCCTCTATAATTTCTATATGCTCTTAACCATCTTTCTTCATCTTGATAACGATAGTCCTCTGCCCTTTTATATCTTTCAAGAATAAATGGTATAATATTTTCAATATCAATATCTGACTTAGAAGTATCATCACTATCTTCTAGTGAGATAGCATCATCTTCAATCATTATTTCATCTTCAGCCATTTTATTTTCCTTTTAATTTTAATATCCAAATGTTGAATCTGCTACTGGCATACCTGTTTTAGGTTTACCCATTGGGTCATAATCAAATACACTAAATCTAGGTCTTGACATTATACCATATCGTAATGCATCATACAAGTGGTCTTCTGAATTTGTATCTACATCTTCAGGATTTTTTTTATCTAAAGGTATAGAAGGTAATTGTGAAATCATATTTGTACAATTATTAAAAAAAACAATTCTAGGTTCTTCTGTAAACTCGTCTATCTGTAATCTTCTGTGTACTTCATTTTTACCTGCAACACGACTACCCCTACTTCTATCGGAAGGTCGCCAACGACAACCTTTACTTATCATTTGCTCAGCCAAAGAAGGACCAGTGTCGCCACGCTTGTGCCAAAGACTACTGTCCAATACCCCGTACTTAATGTTACCATCTCCATGCTCTAGCTCCAATATTTGTTCTGCTAAATCTGTAGCAAGGACTTTTGATACATAGTGTTCTCTATAAACTATAAGTTGTTCAGATGGTGATACAGCAAACCATAACACCCCACTATAAGAACCATAACCATAGTCACAAGCTCTAAACTTAACCCAATTAGAAGGAATAGTAAAAGGCTCAACAACATGAATATTCCGATTAAATTCTGTAAATGCTGCACCCTCTTTAATATCCCAATCGCCATCTAATAATTGTTTTCTTTGTTGTTCAGGTAATGATAAAAGCATTGCTTCATAATCACCTTGTTCTGCAAGATAGGGATTATCAGATAATCTTGCAGGTATAAATCTTCTTCTAAATAATACTTGCCCTGCTTTAGAATGTCCAGAAGGATATTTTAAAACTTCTCCCGTATCTATATCTGTTGCATCAAATGCTTTATTATAAGGTGAGGGGTCAATAAACATTTTTTTAACCCATTGATGTCCTCTACCTCCCGGATTAGTTGTTGCTCGCATATAGATAGGTAAATCTGAAGCAATAGAACGTAATCGTGAACGCATATAATTCCAAGCAAAAGGAGTAGACCACTGTGTTAATTCATCAAATCCTATCCAACTAAATGCTAATCCTTGATATCTAAGAACATCATCATCTCTATCTAAGTATGACATCCATAGTCTTGCACCTGATGGTGCTACCCATTGCATTTTTCTTTCTGACCACTTAATACCCGGATATACTTTTGGGTATAATTCTTGCGATTTATATATAAGTTCTCTTAATTCTTCCGTTGTATGTCTTAATAGTAATCCACTAAAAGAAGAATGACTAAAATATCGTAATGGGTCTGCTAACATGGCAAAAGACTTGCCACCACCTGCACTACCACCATATAAAACTTCTCGTTCTCCTGCTGCTAAAAATTCTGTCTGAGGTCCTTTGTTTGGTTTAAATATAATATTTTGATGTTCTTCAATTTTTAGTGTATCATATTCTACTGTTTTGTCAAGCTGTTGTTTTGGTTGCTCCTGTTCTTTCGATTTCAATTTCTTTCGCTTTGGAGATTGCCTTTTCTGCATACTCTGCCCACTTGCGTATGCTTCTAGCTTGGTTCTTACGTTTTTTTTCATTCTTTAATCTTTTTTGTAATCCTACATGAGAAATATATCTTCCAGATTGTTTACTTAACCAGTTTGCAACTTGTCTATAGGAGTATTGATTTACATATTTTCTTGCTTGGTCTAATAAATCTAATTCTTTTTTAATAGGATTAAGTATATCAAGGTCTTCTTTATCCTGTTCATAACCAAAAGGAATTGTTCTTGCAATACGTGGTATCGAAATCCACTCATCTTCTTCTTTTATATCCGTTGGTTGTGGTAATTCCCACTTTCCTATACTTCTAGTCATTTTTAGGTGGCATTAATACCACTCCACCACTTGCTTGTACTTCCATTTTTTCTGTTTTTACTAGACCAACTCTATCTAACAAATCTTTTGCAGCAACCATTTTATCTCGTATGCCTAATTCTGTTGGGTCTACTAATGCACCTGTCATTGCTACTGCAGCTCTCGGTGCGTTTCTAGCCATATACATTTGTGTTGCTTCTAATATTTCTTCTTTTATTCCTTTAATAACATCTGCTGTTGTAGATGCATTAGAATATCCTGCTAATTTTTTAGCAGTAACAACATCTCCATTTGCTTCATCAAATAATACACTAAGAAATTTTTGTTGTTTTTCTGTTAATTGTCTAGTCATTATTTTTATTACCTAAATTTTTAAATATTGTTAAAAAACGTAAGAATCTAGTGTCATTTTTTTTCTCTTTAGTATCTCCATAATATATAGTATTACCTTCTCTAATTATTGGCTTCTTAAATATTATTCCCTTTTTTCTTGCTTCTTCTACTGTTAGTTTTGTAGGTTTATGTCCTGCCATATTAAAACTCTCCACTTCGCATAGCGATTGCCATTTTCTTTGCTCTGCTTTTTACCTGTCTTGCCCATTTGCTGTCTAACATCTCTAGTGATGCAGCACGAAAAAACTTTTCTTTTTTAATATCAGCTTCTACTGCTTTGTGAATATTCCTCCACATATTTTTAAACTTACATAATCTTGGTACACCCATGTTGTAAGCCATATCCATCAGTATAAGCTGACGTACAGCATCTAACCTTTCTACACAAGGGTGTGCTTTAGAAAGTTCATCTTCAACAATCTGTACGTCATTCTCTGCAAGATATATTGCATCTGCTTCTGTAATACCTTTATCGTGAATATCCTCTATAGATGTTTCCATCTGTGCAAGTTCTTCAGGAGATATTCCTCTATCTTGTAAATTTCTACCAATACCAATAGTATCTATTCCTAAACTATCTTGATATACAGTTAGAACGCATCCCTCATGTTCAATTAATTTTTCTATAAATTGTTTTCTACTATACTTCATTTTTTCTT